ATTTTTCACAGATAGTCTGAAGGTCAAAACTAGATGCACTCTGTCTGAAGAACATAGAATGATAGTTGTTGAGTTTTCCCATCCACGACATGTCGTCCCATCTTTCAATTTTTCAATGAGAGCTTGGGAAGTATTCACCGTTGAGGATTTGATACGTGAGCTTAAAGACCATCTAGCTCGTAGCTGTTACGGAATCAATAAGGGTTAAAGAATGAAAGCAAGAAGCACGAATAAAGTAAAACCGATGCCCTTCCAAGAAAAGGGGGTCGAGATGCTGAAAGGTTTTGAAGGACGATGCATCCTCGCTGATGAGATGGGTCTAGGGAAGACCTTTCAAGCCCTTCTCTATGCGAAGGGAAACAAGGATGCTCGTCCTATCATCGTGGTCTGTCCAGCATCGCTAAAAAGTAACTGGAGCAACGAAGCATGGCGTCTGGTGGGGCTCCAAGGGGAGATCCTTACCGGAAGAAAACCGCCAGCCCGAATCGCTAGAGGCTTCAAGCCTCCCCCATTGCTCATCATCAATTACGATATCCTTGGTGGATGGTTGGGATATCTTCGAAAACTGAAACCGCAGCTCATCATCCTGGACGAAGTCCACTACATCAAGAATATGAACAGCGCTCGGTCCAAAAATGCGACAAAACTTTGTCGCAAGGTTCCGCATGTGATTGCTCTGAGCGGGACCCCCTTGACGAACACCCCTATCGACCTATACCCAGTCTTGAAGATCGTTCGGCCGGACCTGTGCACCGACAAGATGACCTTTGCGATGAAATACACCAACCCATGTCGGACCCGATGGGGCTGGACGTTCAAAGGTTCCAGGAATCTTGAAAAGCTTCACAGGCTGCTAAAGAAGCATGTTATGATTCGTCGAAGAAAAAAGGAGGTCTTGTCTGAGCTTCCAACAAAGCGAAGGTTCGTTGTGTTGATGGACGTTCCAGACATGGCCAAGTATAAAGCAGCCTCTGCCGACTTCTTGAAGTGGTTGTCAGTCAACGACCCATCCCGAATGAGGAAGGCGAAGAGGGCGCTGGCAATCACTCGCATGAACTATTTGAAAAGGCTAGCCACCGAGTTGAAGATGCAAGCGGTCTTCGAATGGTTGGACAAGTTTATGGAAAGCAGCCCCACTAGGAAAATACTAGTGTTCTGTATTCATCAAAAGATCGCCAATTCATTGATGGCGCGATATGGGTCGGCTGCCATCCTTATCAACGGGACGACCACCACTTCCAAGAGGCAAGATCTTGTCGATGAGTTTCAGAATGACAAAAGAGTCAGGATGATGGTCGGCAATCTGAAAGCTGCTGGAGTGGGCCTGAACATGACCAAAGCGGACACCGTCGCCACGATTGAGTTTGGGTGGACTCCTGACCTTCACATCCAAGCGGAAGACAGAGCCCATAGAATCGGGCAGACTCGACAAGTAGATTCTTACTTCCTGATCGCTGCCGATACTATCGAGCAGTCCCTGTGTGAACTTATTCAAAACAAACAGGAAGTGATGGAAGCCTCCTTGGATGGAGAGACCGCTTGCACTGACTTTGACATCTTCGATCTTTTACTTAAGTCGATGGAGCCCTTGTGATGAGTAAGATGTTTCCTGTGGGGTTCAGTCCCCAAAACAGACTTCCTAAGAAAGTGGAGGATCTAATCCGTCAAGCCATGTGCTCCCGTCAGCGCTACGCTTCGGAGCCTAGATTGGGGTCATTCTTTATGTGGGATGCTCTGGACCAATTGATAAGCCTATGCGACTTCAAAACCAAAGAAGCGGCAGAGGCTCGTTCATGGATGTTGATAGCTCATATAAACACCGAAGACACTCAAGGGTTTCGAAGTCACATCAACTATTGGTTCGATTGGGAGCGCCAATGCCCTAGAGGGATTCAAAATGTCTCCAAGTTTATTCCTGGGCAGCACTTTCATACCATGGGGACTAAATTCGACTCCCTAGCGGAAGCTGTTGAACATATCGAAAAGAATGGCGGTATGCTCGGTCGCATCATTGAACAACACTTTTACTCTAACGAAGGGGACTGAGAATGAAGAAAAGACCAAAACGAAAAGCCGTCCTATTCTTGCGGGACCTGCCAGCCGACTTGAAAGCGCAGTTCAAAGCATACTGCTCTGTCAGGGGGACTACGATGAAGGCTCAGTTGATGAAGTTCATGTTGGAATGCGCTATGGAGGACTTTGAGCATGAGCCCATCAAGCGACGCAAGTAGACTTCTTAGGACTCTTGGAATCCACTTCATTACGGAGGGGCATCATCACTGCCGAGAGGGATGGCTACAGCTTCACTGCCCCTACTGCCCACGCAATAACTATCACATGGGTTTTCGAATCGGAGCGAACTACTTTTCTTGTTGGAGATGTGGTCGCCTTCCGCTGAGATCGACTCTTTCCAAATTGTCAGGGCGGCCGTATAGGGACATCCTAGCGTTAGTGGAGGACCTTCCTTCACTTCCCGATATCAAACGCCGTCACATGGGAACTCTGACCCTTCCTGCGCCCCTGCTACCGCTTCGGGAACTCCCAGCCCATCGAAAGTACTTGAAGGGGCGAGGATTCGATTGGGAAGAGATTGCCGAAGTTTGGAAGGTCCAAGGGTTGGAAGCTCACGAGCGGTTCAATTGGCGACTGTTCATTCCGATCAGCTTAGAGTGGGAGGTCGTGTCTTTCACCACGCGTTCAATCAACCCAAACTCAACCCTTCGGTACCTGTCCGCAAAAGAAGAAGAGGAAAAAGTCTGCCACAAAGACCTGATCTACGGCGAGGATCTTTGTCAACACTCCATAGCGATTGTGGAAGGTCCCACAGATGCGTGGAAGATCGGAGCAGGAGGTGGGGCTCTTTGTGGAACTGGATTCAAGAGGAGTCAGTTGCTGCGAATCTCGAAGTTCGCTCGCCGTATCGTCTGTTTCGACGCTGAACAGGGGGCTCAGAAAAGAGCGAGAAGACTTTGCCAAAACTTAGCCCCGTTCGACGGGGAGACTTTTAACATAGTCTTGGACTCCAATGACCCGGGCTCAGCCTCCAAGCGGGAGTTGAAGCAGATCCATCGGCTATTAAAGGGCTAAAAGAAGGAGACAAACCATACCAATGTCATTTGAGATAGATGGCCGCCTTCCCCGGTTCAGCATGTCACTGAACCAGTTGCGGCGACCATCAGATGAGGCGATACCGTAGCCACCATCGATAGCCCTGGGTGCTCGCTCAAGTTCCAGGGTTGAAGTTCTTTCGCAGTGTAGCGCTGCGTTGACATCCCAACTTCTTTAAGGCCTAGGGACGGCACCTTTGTCAATTCCCACAGTAGGTGCCTATAGCCCGTATTGTGATACGAGCAAGGACCGCTGCCGGAATGAGTTAACGGTACCGACCAGTCCCATGTTGATAAGTATCGGTTCGACCGATATTCTGAAAGTCCTACCATACTGGAGCAACAATGCCTTTATTCCCTGAAGAGAATCCGATCCCATTCGACCTGACCGCTGCTAAGAAACTGGCCCACATCATGCTGGAAGCTCGACGGACAGCTGTCCGTCAAACCAATTGGAGAGAGTGGGCTGTCACCATCTCCCTACTTCGCAAGGGAGCGAGGGGAGTGGAAGGGGTGGGAGAGGAACGAATTCAACGGGTCCTCGATTGGTTGGAAGCGCACGTCCGCGACAAATACTGCCCACTCATTTACTCGGCGATAACCTTTAGGAAAAAGTTCGCCCAGCTAGAAGCAGCCATGCTCAGGGACATCGGAGACCAGATAGAGATCAGCCCTAAGTCAAAAGCACTTGCGACAGAACTTAGGACGCGCCGGCAATGGCCCATGGAGATAGAGCCTTTGATCGAGCGCCAAGTCCAGTTCTATGAGTCATGGTGTGCCTTCCTTAAAGCTGAGCGACTTGCGAACAACGAAAGAGTCTACGATTACATTATCAGTCGACTCAAACCGACCCATCCATATGTCAAACAGTGGATGCTAGAGGCTTGGACCGCTATCAATTCGTTTGAGTCTTGGTCGGGTAACTTCGACTCGTTTATGATGGGACCTCGTAGCAAGAAGTTCCGAAAGGAGATGTCTGTGTTGGCTCAAGGGTATGGGCGACAGGCCTTTTGGGTTAATAGTCTTTTTGAAAGATACATAGAACATGAAAATCGAAAAGTTTGAAGGGAATGACGAGCGACGAATCATGACAGCCATGATCGTTGACGACCAGGTTCTTTCCAAGATAGCCCCACGATGGCCCAGCACTGGACTGTTCCCAAGTGAGTGGTCGAATAGGATAGGCAATGTGTGCATCGAGCACTTTAGAAAGTATGGAAAGGCTCCCGGCAAGGCGATGGTGTCCCTGTACGAAAAGAAGATCGAGCCATTAGTCGATGACGATACTAAAGAACTGATCGCTAGGTACCTCAAGCAACTGAGCGACAACTACGAGTCCAGAAAAAAGCAGATAAACCCAGCCTATCTGATCGACGTGGCGCATGCCTACTTCAATCGCGTTCGTTTGATGAGCCTCAGCGATTCTATCAAGTCGGATGTGGAAGCCTTGGACATCGACAAGGCCATGAAGCGGCTGAACACCTTCTCCCATCTTGATCTCGGTTCAGAGTCGGCGGTCGACATCCTTGACCCTTCGAACGTAGAGTCTGTGTTCGCTTCTAAGGGGGAGGCTTTGATTGAATGGGATGGAGCGCTAGGAAACTTCATCAACGACAATATGAGGCGTGATGAGTTCATAGCTTTTATGGCTCCTGAAAAGACTGGCAAGACTTGGTGGTTGATTGAGACAGCTTGGAGGGCTTTGACTCAAGGCCGGCGCGTGGCCTTCTTTGAAGTTGGGGATATGAGCCAAGGTCAGTTGCTCAACCGCTTCTACACTCGAATAGCTAAACATCCAAGCGAACCATGCTTGGTCAAGAAACCGACTTTCTTGAATCATGATCCAGACACCCCAACCGCTACGACCGAGTTTGAAGAGATTGAGTTCACGGAGGGATTGACTCCAGAGCGAGCAAAGTTCGTCATGGGCAGGGCTCAAAAGAAATACGGGAAAGACAAACTAAAGCTGAGCGTCCATGCCAACACTTCGATAAACGTCGCAGGGATGGAAAGCGTGTTGCAGACTTGGGAGCGAGAGGCTCACTGGACCCCCGATGTAATCTTGGTGGACTACGCAGATATCTTAGCCCCTCCCGTTGGAGTGGCCGAGACCCGTGACCAGATCAACGCCACTTGGAAGCAGCTCCGAGCGATGAGCCAGCGAAGACATTGTTTAGTCGTGACGGCTACTCAAACAGATGCCGATAGCTATAAGGTTGGAATTCTCAGTCGGTCCAACTTCAGCGAAGACAAGCGAAAGTTCGCCCACGTCACTGGGATGCTCGGGTTGAATGTTTCGGAAGAGGACAAGGATAACCAGATCACTCGACTGAACTGGATTCTGCGACGGGAGCGAAAGTTCAGCGACTCCAAGATATGCCATGTGGCCGGCTGTCTGGACTTGGGAGCGCCTGCCATTCTTTCCAGCTTTTGAGCTTCCCAAGCCGAGTTCGAAAAAAGACCCTGCAGGAATCCCAATGATTTTGCAGGGTTCTAGGCTTTTTCTGAAAATCTTTGCCCTTTTTCTAGGGAGTCCGCTTGCATCCCGCCGATCCTAAAGCTAGGATGATGCATGTGGTGGGTTGATCCCACCGCGAGTACCATCCTGTTTCCTGGAGCCCTAAGATGTCCGAATTGTCCTACGAAGCCACCAAAGAGATCGACGAGATCCTTGGCGCCATCTACCGCCGCGATTTTCTTTGCCACGATGATGCTGCCGAGATGATTGTCCAAGAGCTGGAAGAGCAGGGTTTGGAGTTCGACCACGACGAAGTCTTCGACATGGTTGAGGCTTGGTGGCATGCCAACGAAGAGGACGAAGAGGACGAAGATGGGTCGGCAGCCAGTCCGAAGCTCATGACCTACGACTTTTTCCACAAAACGGAATCCAATCGGGGAGCCCATCGAACGAAGCACTTCCGATTTGAACTGCCGACTGAAGACCCGAAAGAAGCCTTGGAGATGGCCAAGACTCTTGGATTGCCAAAAGGTTCCAATCGATGTGGCTGTTTTGAAATCCAAAGCGACCTAGGCGTTTGGAGTCATAAGGAAGACAAGCCGCTTCGATGGGATCGGCCTGACGACATTGTTTTTACCCCTTGGTAGTACCACCCCTGGAGCCCTGAAGATGAAAAACCAAAAAACAAAAACGAACCCAAAGGCTAAAGCCGATACTTTGGCGGACATGCTAGAACCCATGACCGTTGCGATGCGGCTTGAAGCCGCTTCAAATGCAGAAGGGCTGACAGTGGAGGATGTTCTCCGCTTTCCAGAACTTCGGGCCAAATACGTGCTCACCGATGCGACCCCGGAGGATGTCGCAGAGGCCAAAAGACTTTCGCGAAAACTTTTTGAAGAGCTAGTGCGACGGCACGGGCTCAATAACCGCATGAGACCATCGACGGTGGTGGCTCCTGTTCCTGTTCCTGTTCCTGTTCCTGTTTCTACGGAGAAAAAAACTATGGCGTCGTTCACAATCAACAAAAAAGATCTGGTCGGTTTGTTGGTGTCGTTGGGGTACAAGCTTGCGGCAAAGTGGCCTGAAAAGCGGCTGCTGGAAACCGTCCGCGACAAGATCGCCGACCACGAAGATGGGGAGGATTGTTCCGACCCAGCCTTGTTGAAGAAACTCATCAAAGCGGTGGGTAAGGGGGTCGAGATTATTTTGGACACTGAAGCCCCTGAAGACGAGCCAGAAGCGAAGCCCGCCAAGAAGGGTTCCAAGGCGAAGCCAGCGCCTGAGCCTGAAGCGGAGGACGACGAGTCCGATGACGACGAGTCCGATGACGACGAGTCCGATGACGACGAGTCCGATGACGACGAGTCCGATGACGACGAGCCAGAAGCGAAGCCCGCCAAGAAGGGTTCCAAGGCGAAGCCAGCGCCTGAGCCTGAAGCGGAGGACGATCACGAGGGTCTTCCCACCAAACCCAAGAAGAACGCTTCCAAAGCGAAGCCAGGGGCCAAGAAGGGGGCCAAAGCGGACTCTGAAGACGACGAGGAGGTCGTTCCCTTGAAACCCAAGAAGGATGCGTCCAAAGCGAAGCCAGGGGCCAAGAAGGGGGCGTCCAAGGACTCCGACAAGAAACCAGGGGTCATCGCCACGATCTTCGCCATCGTCCAAAAAGCGACCGCGTCCAAGCCCATGTCCCGCGAAGATGTCTTTGCGGCTCTTGTGGATGCTTTCCCTGAACGCGATGCTGATGCCCTCAAGTCGACTGTCCAAACTCAACTGCCGTCGCGAATCTCCAAGGAGAGGAACGTCCAAATTGAGAAAAACGAAAAGGGTTATTGGATCGTCAAGTAGTCCTTACACCGATACTCCCTATGAAGGGGGGATGAGTCTAGTGGCGTGGTACCCACGAATGCTCTATCGCGCTCCAGCTAGATAGAGAAGACTCATCCCTCTTTTTTTTATTTCACTCCTTTTTAGGCAAACCACAATGCATTCTATTTCTAGGAAGTTCGAGTTCGACGCAGCCCACAGAGTCTATGGGCACGAAAGTAAATGCGCCAATCTTCACGGACACCGCTACGTGGCCTGGGTCCATGTCAAGTATCGGGAACAACACGATCCGGAAAAGCTGGACAATCTTGGACGGGTCGTTGATTTCTCGGTCATTAAAGACATCATCGGTAAGTGGATTGACGAGAACTGGGACCACAATACCCTTCTCTCGGACCAGGACCCCCTTGCCTGGTGGCTCGGGCCGGACGGGGATGTTGGGAATGATGAGGCAGCTATCCCGTTCCCATCTAAGGAGCTTTACATCATGGATGGGAATCCCACCGCCGAGAACATTGCTAAAGAGCTTTTGCTTTGTAGCAACGAGCTTCTTAAAAAAACTTCTCAACTCTACGTCTGGAAAGTCGAAGTGTTTGAAACCCCTAACTGCTCCGCCATTTATCAAGAAAGCGAACAAGATGAACTTCGTCATCAACCAACAAAAGCCTGAAGCCCTTCACACAGATCAGTCTTTCATTGAGTACATTGAGATCTTTCCAACCATTCAAGGAGAGGGTCCGCATTCTGGCTTACCGGCCATCTTCCTGCGACTCGCAGGATGCAATATCCGATGTCGAGCTTGCGATACTCAGTACACGGAGGGGAGGAAAAAGGTAGAAGTGGGGTGGGTGGCAGAACAGCTCCTTGCATTCTTTGACAGACATCCGTGCCGACCGATCCTGGTCATCACCGGAGGGGAGCCGTTCCGTCAGGGACCCGCCCTTTGGAAGTTGGTGAGCGCCTTGACGGAAGTTGACGCCTTCCCTAAAGTCCAAATCGAGACCAACGGGACCATTCCTTGGAGGTCCTCGCTCGCTGAATTTGTGACCCCGGCGCAGTTGGAAGCAGCCGGAGTGGACATCGTGGTGAGTCCAAAGGGACGGGTGGCTCATTGGTTCAAAGATCT